TATTATCATTTATGGCATCTGCCAGAAGTATTGGAGAAACAACAAGTGAATATATATCTATAACGGTGGGAATATTAACAATTATAATTACTACATTACAAACATTTACAACATCATTTGGATTTTCTGTTAAAATGGATGATTTTACTAATTCAGCAAATGAATATAATAAGATTATAGTTGAATTAAAAATGAAACATAATCAATGTAATACAGAAAATATATGTGAATTAATAAATGAATTGGATCAAAAAGCAATTAAAATTACTTATGATAGTAAATATTTACCACCTCAATGGGTATATGAGAAATGGACGAAGGAAAAAAATAAATATGGTGGACCAAATGGAGGAAGTGAAGTTGGTTCTCCATCCAGAAATTTAATTAAAACTTCTATTATAGGAAATATAGGAAATAGAAAACATTTAACTCCAAAAAACAAATTAGAAGATTTAACAAATTTAACAAATGATATTAATTTAATATACTCTGATGATACATTAGCAAATGATACATTAGAAATTAATACATTAGAAATTAATATAGATGAGGATAAGATAAATAATGATAGAATAGATAATGATAGAATAGATAATGATAGAATAGATAATGATAGAATAGATAATGATAGTATAGATAGTATCAGTATTGTTTAATTATATTTTTATGTTTTATGTTTTTATTTTTATTTTTATTTTTATTATATGAAATATGAAAAAGTTAAAAATAATCAATAAATGATTATCAAAATAACAAATAGATTATTAAATGTTTAATTGCTGTAAGCAAGACCACCCATACCGCTCATAATACGGAGAACATTGTAATTGACACCATAGACACGGACCTTACCAGTTCCAGTGCGGCCGGTAAGAGTAAGTTGAAGAGTAGCGTTGTCAATACGGGAGAAATTGCAAGTTCCAGATGGTTGATGTTCTTCGGGCTTAAGAGCGAAAGAATAGACATTAATACCAGTAGCGGGAACGTTATTGTGGTGCTGGTATGGTTGGACTAAGTTGAAGTAACGACCATTGCGTTGGGCAAATCTGTCGTGACCGTTAAGTTGAAGCTTGGCAGTGCTGGTTGGGTTTTCACCAGAGTCAAGAATTGGAACACCGGCAGCCCATCCGAGAGAATTGGCTTCTGAGTCATTGACACCAGTGTTGTATCCACCAAGAAGGTCGTAGAAGGTGAGAGTACCAGCATTAAGACCACCTCCACCACTTGGAGCAACACCGCTATTAATTGGTTCACCACCCTGACTACCACTGATAGTAGCAGTGTTGGCACCACCGCTGAATGGAAGAGAGTATGGGAAGTTTCCAGAATGGGAAGCAGCAGTACCCATACCACCACCAAGAGGATCGGATGGAGTACCAGAGAAGTAACTACGATCAACGTCATCAGTGTAGTTGAAATACTGACGACCACCAAGAGTGCTCATGGTATCGGTAGTAACAACGGAGTCAATCTGAGTAACCCAGACAAGTTCTTTGCATGGGTGGTTGAAAGAAAGCTTAATCTTGTTGCTGGTAGTAGTAACGGATTCATCACCTGTGAACTGAAGCTGTTCAATAAGGTATTCGTGAGAAACCTGGGCGAAACGACGACGCTCATCAGTATCAAGGTAGACGTAGTCAACCCAGAGAGATGATGAAAGGGCTCCGGGGGTAACAGTATTACCCTGGTTCCAGTAGCAGTCGGCCTTGGCACGGAATTCAACTTCAACCTTAACTTCGTGGTATTGAAGAGCAATAAGGGGAAGAGCAAGTCCAGGGTTGCGGCAGAACCAGAACTGAAGAGGGACGAACATTTCAAGAGCAGGAATGTCAGCAGCAGTACCATTAATGGGTTGAGTCATACGTGGGACATTACCAACCATATTAGCATATCCGGCCTGATGACCAGCAGTCTGAGTAAGTTCATTCCAGATATGGAGCCAGTCACCGTAATGTTTATCAATACGCTGACCACCAATCTGAACTTCAACGTTCTTAACAAGAACGTGTCCGAGCCAATTCAACCAACGGAATTCAGAACCGGCAACCCCAGTAACAGCAGGGGTGTTGACAACAACCCAGACACGGTTAACGAGATCACCATTGCGGCTGATGGTAGCGGTAACTTTCTTACCGAAATCGGCGGTACCATTGAAAACCTGTTCAATGGATTCCATAGAGAAGTTGGTATGGCGACGGTAGACAACCTTGAAAAAGGTAATCTGGGGATTTCCAGTAAGATAAACATCCTGTGCGCCATAGGCGACGAGTTGCATAAGACCTCCAGTCATTTTAAATTAAAATATAAATATAGTAGATTTTGTATTATAATTTAAACACAGATATTATTTTGAACGAAACTACATATTTAAAAAAATATAATCAAAAATAAAAAATAATCAAAAATAATATAATAATGTTTTTATAATTTTACTATTACTTTTACTGTAATTATTAAGTATTTATAAAAATTTAAATTCATTATAAATTTAAAATAAACAAATTTATAATTATTTTTAAATTATTGGAGTTTCGGTAAAATTAAATTAAATCTATTAAATTAAATCTATTAAATTAAATCTATTATTTAATAAGATAGTATTTTATCATATTTAATAACTTAAGGCACTTTTTAAAATTAATAATAATTTGTCTTAAGTAGATAAACTAATAAAAATAAGTTAAAATAATTTATATAATATTAATATTATAATCTAAGAAATATAAGTGATAAATAAAACTTTTATGTCATCATCTAAATCAAGCAATAATTCAACATTGACTGAAACTAAATATGGTAATATTACTAAAAAAACATTAGATGCAACTCATCAAGATATATTAGAAAACTTTAAGAATAGAAAGAAGGATTTACCCAGATTAAGGAGTAAAATAGAAATTATTATCAAAAATGAAACAGATTTGAAAGATAAATTGAAAATATTAAAAAATCCAATTGAAAAAATGGAAATTTCTAAAAAATTATGGGGATTGGAGGATTCAAAAAAAGAACTTATAGATGAAATGAATAAGATAGAGAAAAATGATGATGAAATAGATTATTTACTTGATACAAATCATATTATTAAGGAATATTATAAATCAAAAAATAAGAAAGGAATCCGAAAAATAGAAGAATCTCCAAAAACACAACCTAAAAAAAATAAAAAGAAATCTATCTTAGATTGGATATCTAAACAACCAGATAATAAAGATGAAACGGAAGAAATAGAAGAAATAGAAGAAATAGATGAAACTGATGAAGATTATATATTGAATATAAAAAAATCAAAAAAAAGTAGATGTGAAAATATGGGTAGACAACAATTATATGAAAAATATATGAATCTGATTAATGAGAATTATATTAATGAAGATGCTGAGAGTTCTGAAGAAGAATTAGATATATGTGAATCTTGTGGTGATGAAATGTTATTAGAACAGAATACTGGAACTATTATTTGTATGAATTGTGGATACCAAGAACAAGTATTGATTGATTCTGATAAACCTTCTTATAAAGACCCTCCAAAAGAAATAACATCATTTTGTTATAAGAGAATTAATCATTTAAATGAATGTTTAGCACAATTTCAAGGTAAGGAAACAACTGATATTCCTGAAGAAATATATAATGAAATTCTTGTTGAAATAAAAAAAGAAAGAATTAAAAATATGGCAGATATTACTCCGGGAAAATTACGATTGATATTAAAGAAATTAAATAGAGCGGGATATTATGAACACGTTCCATATATTATTAACCAATTAAATGGATTACCACCACCAGTGATTAGTCCAGAAGTAGAAGAAATTATTAGAAATCTGTTTAAAGAAATTCAAGAACCTTTTGAAAGACATAGAGATGAAGCTTTCACACTTAAAAAGAGAAAAAATTTTATTTCATATTCTTATGTTGTTTATAAATTATTTGAATTATTAGAATTAGATGATTATTTAGACAGATTTCAGCAATTAAAATCCTCTTCTAAAAAATATCAACAAGATATATTATGGAAAAAAATTTGCGAAGAAGTTAAATGGCAATTTATACCAAGCACATAATAATTTACAAATAATTTAATAATTTACAAATAATTTAATAATTTACAAATAGATAAAATTGAATTGGTAATTTATATTATTTTCATATTATTTTCATATTATTTTCATATTATTTTCATTTAATTTTATTAAAATATAATTTAAAAAGACTTGACTTTCTTATTATAATCAATATAAATTATTAAAATTTTATTGATTTAAGCATAAATTTATAATTTAGATTAACCAGAATATATTAAATAAATTATAAAATCTAAATTATAAAATCTAAATTATGGCGTCTATAATAAATATTAAAACCCCTATTAATAAAACATACTATACTATATATGAAGCAAGGAAACAATATAGTAGAAATGATGGGAATTTAATTATAATTGCTAAGATAATAGATTTAACTAATATTGTAATTAATGATAATACTGATATTTCGAATAATTATCTAAAATTCTGGGAAAATGATAGTTCTTCTAAATTATATATGAAACGAAATAATACACTTGTGACAAGTAATGAAACAATTAAAACTAATTTTTATAAACATAAAAATATTGTAGTAGAATCACATATAATTTCTACTAAATCGTTTATATGTTTTCTGAATGATTTAAATGATAATTATAAAATTTGTCCTGATAAATATTTATATTCTAAATATAAAAAAATTAAACCAGTAATTCTAAAATTAATTAAAAATATAAATTGTTATCAAAATAATATAAAATCTAATCAAAACGATATCAAAAATCTTTTTCAATTTATATCAGATATATTAGAAGAAAAAAAAATTAAATCGCCCAATAATGATATTTCTTTATCTAATTCACTTACTTTTAAAGATAAATCTCAATCATATGCTACATTTTATCATATACATATACCATTGACTATTGGTGGTGGTTCTGATAATACAAGATATGAAACAAATTTATATTTAGATATATGTTATAAAAAATCTATGGGTAAAATACCACTTTTAGATAGATATCTTAACAATAAAATTAACCCAGTTTATTTATTAGATAATATAGAAAAAAGCGATTTAAATTATATTATAGATCATTCACTTATTAAAAATTCAAATAATACATCCTCATTTGTATTACATAATTCTGATATTACATATAAAATAATAAATATTTTGTTAAATCAAAAATCTGACAATTTCATTTTTAAAATAAATAATTACGGTAATAACAAAGGATGTTTTATAGATATTCAAATTCAATTATATTTTAAAAAAGAGGTTGCGAATAATTTAATTAATGGACAAAGTTTAATACATCATAATTGGATTGAAACATTTGTATTATCAAATTTAAAAAATTCAAGAGTTATTAAAGAAAATAATATTTTAGAAAAAATTAAAAATATTTCAAATATAAATTTGCGTGATAAATTTTATAATAGAAAATCAAGACAAAAATTATATTTAAACACATTGAAAAAATATATTTCTGTCAAACCTTATGAACATCAAGAGAAAAATATATTTTGGATGTTTCAACACGAAAACGATATTCGTCAAGAAAAATTCGCATATAATTATGATAATGATATTAAGTTATATTTTATGACATTTGATAATGTTAAATATATATTACAAAATAATGAATCATCTAATGATAAAAGTAATATTGATAGTATTGATAGTATTGATTCATTAGAAATAGATGATAATTATGGTTGTCCTTCAAATTTAGAAAATGATTTAGAAAGTGATTCGAAAAATAGTAAAAATAATTTATATAAATTAATAAATTACAATGATAACATAAAAGATTTTAATTATAAGACTACAATTAAAGGAGGTATTCTTGCAGATGACGTTGGACTTGGAAAAACTTTATCTTGTTTAGGTAATATTTTAATGAGTAAAGAAATTGATGAAGAAAATAAA